GTAGGCACTCTACCTAAAAAAGACGCTTGATTACGGCTGCCCTTGCTGCTGTTGCATGACTGGCAACATGCTACTGCGTTCTCGAAGTTCACTACCAAGTCAGGCGCTTTGCTAATTGGAATGATGTGATCAACTGTTGCAGCTGGTGCTGAGCAATAGAAGCATGACCATTGGTCTCTTGCCAATACCTTTAAGCGAAAGGCTTTGTAATCTCTAGTTAATCTAGGATCTCCACGCTTTGCCATTACTGCCAGCCTCTAGTCTTTAGATGATGTAGTGCATTGCAATAGTCCGGTATCTCATGATCTAAACCATAGCGCTTAGATACATAATACCAATAGATATAGAACTGATAATCATAAGGCTTATCTTGCATAGACTTACTACGCATTTGATAGTAACCATGGTGTGATCCGTTAACAGCTCTTATATTCCAAGAACTCTCTATATGAACTATCTGGTTATGACATTGGTATTGCTTATCCGTCAACTGTTTATTGGCTAATACTCTTAGGCTTTTATTTGGCATGTTATTCGCCATTGCTGTCTCAGCAAAGCTAAGACATAGAGATCCCACTAACACTCCAGCAACCCACCGCGCTACGCCCTTACGGGCGCGGTCTGAGCCCTTGAGGGGCTCTTGCCTAGAGTGTACTCGCCAAGTCAAGCATGTGGATAAAGTGGGCGTGTCGTGAGCGTTAAGTGAAGTAATCTGCATTAGTTATCCACAGGTGTGTATAAGTTATTTATCTGTAGAGTAGAAGCCAGATCCCTTAAACGAGATCCCGAAAGAGCTGTATATCTTACGCATAGGTTCATGACAGAACCCACATTCGACATCGTGTGGTTCATTTATCTTTAACTCCTTGTCATAACGCAAGTTAGACTCGCATAGATCATTGGTACATTCGAACTCATAGATAGGCATTACTTCTCGACTCCATGCATTGTCTCCAGATGGCTAAGCATCATTCTACTTACCTCTTTTTGACCGAGGAAGCCCCAAGCCGATAACAGCGAATAACCGCAATAGCAAGTGTGTGCAGCCTTTGGTAGCACATTTCGTTCATCGCCTGCTTTAGGCATTTATTGTTCCTCCCGGCAGAACTTGCATCGTTCTCCTAGTGCATATATGCCACAGTCTAGGCATCTGCTTATGTCTTTATCGTCAATTACATCTTTGCGATCTTTGTAACCAGCAGCTAAGAGTAACTCCACCAGATCGCTAAGACGCAGCATCGCTACATAATCCTCAGCATGCTCACCTTGTCCATTGAGTCTGAAAGTGGCGAACCCCAATAAGCCACTCTCTTTAGTCCGACTCTCGATCTGGCGGAGTGTTCCCTTTACATCGAGTCCTGTGCGCGCTTTCACCTCGCAGTCGAACGGGACATTAAGAATGTCACGCCCAGAACCTCGACCTACTGATGCGCCTTCCCACCAGCGCCTCAGATATTCTGCGACTACTCGCTCTGTGCGAAAGCCGCGATGTTTTCTACTTTGCGACACTAGACTCCAGCGTTACTGCGTGGCAGTCAGGGCATGACCATGTAAAACCAGCAGATAAAGATCCGCCGGTAATCACGATTTCTGATACATCAAACTCTCGGTTGCATAGACAGCATCGAGTAGTAATCCCACTAGCTTTAACGCTATCTCGGATCTTTTTATAGTGTTCGATTACATCGACATCAGGGAATGACTCCCATTCGCCGTCTTGGTTCATAAATTGTAGGCTGCTCATTATCCGCGCCCCTTCTGCTTAACCCACTTGCCGTCTTTGTTAATCTCTAACCAGACAGGTTCACACTTCTCCAAGAAGCCACCTGCTGGGTTCTGACATGAGAACTGCGCCCAAGGTTGGTTATTCTTTTTGCTCACTCCGTCTCGGTATTTCATAACGCCATGAGTGCAACTAGGAATGTCCTCATCTATCTTTGCACCACCTAGAACTTCTTGAACTAGAGCAACTGCTTCACTAGCTGATGGCGATGGTGTGACCGCTTTGGTTGACCACACATCGTCCTCGACCGGCATTGTGATCTTGTCTGCTAACTTTTCCGCAAACGGTTTAGGCTCTGCCGCCTTAACTTTAGTCATCTCCTCGCGGCTAGGTCTCTTTCCTTTGCTCGCATAGCCAGCATTGGCGAGAGCGCGACCGATCGCAGAAGTCTCGCAGTTCTCAAGAGCGCTCGTACTATTGACTCCTCTAGTCGATACGGTTTCCTCTGCAAAGCCCGTACTCCAAGGCTGTGCATCAACCTCAGTTCGATAGATAGCAGCCTGAATAATAAAGCGCTGCAAAGTGTGTTCAATAATCTGAGTAGATATTCTGCCATCAGGATAATCCTTCCAGAACTTAGTTAAGCGATCTTCGACCGTCTCGTAATCCTCAAGATTAAACATAGAGTTCATTCTCCTCTGTATGCAGTTGACCAGCAATAGCCACATAAGCTGCTAAGTCGATGTAAGTGTCAGTCTTTGCAGTCTCCATGCTTCGCGCTATTTTAACGAGCGCCATGCACATTGCGACCTGATAGTCAGTAACCGGCATTTCCAGATAACTCGACCAGAGGGCAGCCGTTCTTGCCATATTGTCACTTGGGTGACCGTAGTCCATGCCTCGGTCTTGGATAATTGCTCTTGCTTCGATAAGGTAATCACTAGCGTTCATGCTCTTACCTTATTGGCTTGCTCGACCTGTTGGCGAACTGCTCTGCGACCGTCTGTATAACCTGCGCTAACGCCCATGGTGTAAAACCAAACGCAGCTAAACAACCAGCCACACATCAGTAATCCGATTTCATAGATATTCATGTCTTGCCCTTCCGTTGCGCCCTTCGCAACTTCTTGGGTTAAGTGTTGCACTAGAGGCAGACACGACCTAACACATTTAGATAACGAAACGGTAACAATTCTCCATCGTCCATCGCATCGTCTATCGTGTAAGTTATGTCGTTATCTAGATCGTCCATAACGCCGCCCGGCAACTACGAAAGTGCCGTCCTTTTCTAAGTTAATAAGAGTTACTTGGCTATCCTCAACGATGATAAAGGCTTGCTGCCAGTTCATAGTTCCCTTGGTATAGCCCGCTTTGCGAATATCCATTAGATGCCCGCCTTCTACGCCACGAAGGATACGCCCTATCTTGCCTCCAGAAGCCTCTGTGAAGGCTGATACGCCCGCTCTGTGAGTGTGACCACAGACTACGCTTAAACCATGCCTACGAGCCGCTCCAAGGGCTGTGAGACCCGCGTTAGGGTTGATGCCCTGCTCGTCTCCATGGACTGCCACCCAGCCCTTAGCGAAGGCATAAGGCTTCTTGTGATAGGTAATTCCTAGTTCGTCTAAACGCATGAAGCGCTCAAAGCGTAACTCTGGCAGCGCCAAGAACGCTGGGATCTTTTTCATGATTACATTGTAAAGTCGATCGGTGTGATTAGAACGGATCATATGAGCCTCTTTGGAATGCTCTACTAAAGACCAGAGAACCTCTACTGCTAGGTCTCGATCCTCAGCTAGTGTCTGTTCGTACCAACCTGGTGTGCCGTCTGACCACCTGCTGATCTGTGGGAGGTCGATTTCATCTCCCAATGTAATAACGCTATCTGGACGGTATGCCTTAATAAAAGATGCAACATTGCGTACAGCAACTTCGTCATGATATGGAACTTGTAGATCGGGAACGATTACAGTTCTTTTCATTGTTAATCCTCGTCATCGTCATCGTCATAAGGGATACGGTCGGGAAGTTGTGGCAGCCAGTTAGGTGCAGGAAGGATCGTTGCCGGGTAAGTAGCAGGTTCTAGCAAGATGCAAAGCGCAGTCTCAACATCGAACCCTGCTCGTCTAAGCGATTTGTAATACTCATTTAGCCCGATGCAGTACTGATCGAGCATAGAGTAAGCCTCTAAGTCGATAGCCTTCTTGCGAGCCATAAGATTATTGTCGCTCTAAGAGTATGTTGTAGATCTCATCGACACGCCCATTGAGTCTTTTAATCTCCGACAGCAAGTGTGTGATCACATAGCCAGCCAATCCACCGATTATCGCAAGAGTGGCAATATAAAGATTTAAGTAGTCGTTCTGTGTCATTTTTTTGGGGTCGCATATCCAAAGACTCCAGCTAGCACAGCCCAGAGGATCGAGCGATAATCTGCTGCGAAGTTAGTAGCTGCCCATGCAGATAAGAACGCACCAGCAGTTAAGAAGTAAGGGTTTTTGATATTCATAGCGATCCTCCTAGAAGTGGGATATTAAAGAACGAACCATCTTTATCACCCTTGCGAGTGAAAGATATGTGGCAATGATGCTTATGCGGATTAGATCCTTTGTAAGTTCTCCAGCGCCAGCCCATGCGCCATGAGGCGATGCGACCGTTAAAGATGATGTAGGCAATGCGCTTGTCGGTCTTTGCCAGTCTGCGAAGTTGATCAGCAATATCGGGCATGAGGTCGGGCTTTGCTTTACCAGAGACATCTCTATCGACATCGATCGCTCTAACAACCCCAGTCTCTCGATCAGGTATGTGGTCGCTAGTACCTGCTGACATATGACGGGCATCGGCGATCCAGCCATCGGAAGTACGATCGCGGTCTGGGAACGAGTCATCGAACTGTTCTCTTAGCTGAATACCGGCTTTGCATAGTTTAGGCTTCATCTCTTAGAGCCTTAGCATCTAGGTCACATCGTTGGCAATTCCATCTAAATAGATCATTCAAGAATAATTCTTTGTGACCACATTCAGGGCGTGGAGCAATAAAAGCATCTGCATCTGGGTCATAAGACATGCCGACCCCAGCAAAGTTATACCGAATCTTTGAGTTGTAAGAAGTGCGAACACACTTTTGGCCTCTAAAATTGGCATACCAAGTCTCAGGGTCTAGACCTTCAATTAGTTCAGTTTCGTCAATGCCAGTAATAACCTCAGTAACGATCGAGTTATCATCTAAGAACGCGTAGTGTGCCATTAAACCCAACTCACATTTCCTGTGCCAGCTGTGATAGTTGTTACCTTAAAACCGCCAGAAGGTGCAGCGGTTGTGCCTGTTAATCCTGCACCAATAGTTATTGTTCTAGCATCAGAGTATTTTAAGATAACCACTCCTGCACCGCCGTTGCCGCCGCTGAATTGCGTTGATGCTGAAACTGATCCACCACCACCGCCGCCGCCTGTGTTAGCAGTTCCATTTGCTCCTACTGATGCGTTGCCACCACCGCCGCCGCCAGATGTTGCTGTGCCACCTGTTTGCGGTACTGCGCCATTGAACCAACCAGCGCCACCGCCGCCTGCATAACCAACTGATGATCCTGTAATTGCTACTGTTACACCTGAGCCGCCGTTGCCGCCGCCATTGTTTCCGTTAGCGCCAACCGATCCTGCGCCGCCGCCGCCAGATCCAACTGATCCAGCAGTAAAGTTACCGCCTGCGTAGCCTTGGTTAGCAGTACCAGCACCGCCAGATCCGCTAACTGTTCCACCACCGCAACCCCCGTTACCGCCT